ATCGCCTGCAGGGATGCGCGGAAGAGTCAATGAGCCTTGTACGAAATAAATGCCTGTATCCGGTACTTTAAGATCAGCTACTGTGCCTAAGCCGCTGGATACTATGCTTCTATGAAAATTAGCCATTATACGTCACCTTTACTCATTGTAATCGTGCTTCTAACAGCGTTGATTACGTTATCTACAGCTGCAGCTGAGCTCAATACTACGGAGAGTACGTCTGCTGCTACGCATACTACGTCTACTTTAAAGCCCTTAGAGCCTGGGTTACCTGTGTAGACTGGAGATCCGTTCTTGTTCACTACTACAACTACAGATGAAGCCGTAGAGCTTCCTGCAGGAATGCTTGGGATAGTCAGCGTACCTGCTACTACATACATATCTGAGTCAGGAACTGCTTGGTTAGCTGCTGTTCCTAATCCACAGAATTCAATGCTTTTACGAAAGTTTTGTGCCATTATTCTTGTCCTGCCTTTTGATTTTGAGCATCGTATGAATGAGGCTCTGGATGACTGCCTTCTTCATGTGGCTCTAAGTCTGCTGCCTGGGCTGCATCGTATAGGGCTTGGCCTACTGCCAGGGCGTCACCTGATTTAATAGCGTTTAAGAGGTCTCTACCGCAAGCTTCTTTAGCTGCGTCTGAATCGTTTTGATCCTCAGACTCTTTGTGTTCGTCTGGAGCGCGTTCTTTGATTAAAACGCCTGAATTTCCTGATTTTTCGCTGAGTTTCTTGAAAATAGGTAGCAATTGGCCTCCAAAGTGCTCCTATTGACTTTTAGTCAGTACTTATGTATTATTATTTAGGGTTAATTAGCTTAACTAGTGGATTTTCTTTAAGAACTAGGTCTTTAAAGTAGTCACCGGATGCGTAAAGCTCTTTCAATGCTGCGATCACATCAGAACTATTACTATAGGGACGCGCCTCTCGCTCATACTGCTCGAATAGCTCTTCTAGGTTAGAAGGCTCTTTACTTGGAGGGTTTTTGAACGGCGGCTCCGCCATATAATTCTCTTTCTATGTCTTTAGCTATGGCTTTAAATGCTTTATTAAAGTGAGCAAGCCCTTGTGCGTAAATAGCGCCTTGTGCGTAAACAGCGCCTTGATAGCGGCTTCTGTCGACTCCGAAAAAATTCTCATCTTCAGCGTATTGATTAAATAACTCTTCGAGATTCTTAGGTTTTTTTCTTTTCTTTGGCTTCTCTTTTGGCAGCCAAGACGCTAAGCCTTTATTCTTCGCCATATAGCTTATTATTCTCTAATTCTGTTTTATGGCCTTGGAGTTCAGCCTCCCACATTTCGCTGGATTGCTGTTCAGCCCATTCCTTACTTCCCCATGCAGGCTTAGGAGGCGCTGGAGGTTTATATGTAAAGGCATAGGATTTCTTGAATGCATATAGTACTGAATCGATTATATCACTGTGAAATCTATCGCTTACCTTGATCTTCTCTGGAGTACTCTTATCTCTGTCAATCTCTACTAGATAGGAGTCTTGTGCGAATCGTGAGTTAGCCTTGGCCTTGAACTTACCTGTCCTTAAGGCATCGTTTAAGAACTCAATGTTCTCCATCTTCTTGGCCTTGTCTGCTGCTTCTACAGGGATTTGATGAACGCGTATCATCTCCTCACCCATCTTGAGTCCTAGACCGCCAAAGTCCATTACCATGTACCCACATGAGTACTTCTTATCTAAAACCTTGATTTGCTCTACGAGTTCTGTAAGGCCTTGCTTAGTCTCGATCTTCTCTTCTATTAGATATGTAGATGAGTCTTGCTCAGACCAGGCTATAATACTGATGGCATCTGCGTCTTTAAATCCTACGTCAATACCCATGATATAGTTATACTTTATATTAGGTATAAGGTCTTCATAATGATTCTTGTTGGCATCATATCTGATTAGGAGTGAATTGCTATCTAAGATCCACTTACCAAACCACTCTCTTTGTACGCTAGGATCATTAATAGTTAACCCTCTACGTTTAGTCTCACGCTCAAAGGATTTCTGATGCGTCATACCTGAAGTAATTGGGATATGTGGATTCTCCCAAAACGTCCAGTGGTGCTTACTCCACTCATCGTCTTTAGACTTTACTGCACAATCATGAAAGAATCCAGTAGGTATAGGACCAGGAGTACCGATTAAGCAGAGATTGCCGGAGTAATCGATTAGTGCTGGTCCGATTACTTCATCTATTAGCTCTTGTATGTAAGAACGAAACGACTGGCACTCATCGATGTAGCATAGTTTCATATGCATACCGCGAAACTTCTCTACTTCTGCTCTATCATTGCATCCTGAAGTATAGATAGTAGCTCCGTTAGGAAACGTCATGGTCATGTCGGCTATATTCTCTATACCTCCAAGGCCATTAGTATTATTGATCTTGCGTAATTCTTTCCATAGATTACGTTTAACCATGTCTCTTGTAATAGTAATGTAGAGAGAGTTAGAGTTAGGATTAGCAATAGCTGTAGAGATTAAATGAGCTGCGCAGGCCGTGGTTTTGCCTGCGCGACGACTACACACCGCTACTTTGAATGGAGCCGGATCTTCAATGAAAGCAAGCTGCTCTTTAAATAAGAACTTCGTTACGTTAAATTTGCGAGATAGAAATCGATCCACTTCTTCTTGAGAGGTCGGCTGTTTGACAGGTCCTTTAGGAGGATTAACGATACGCTTCATTACTTAGCTAACACCATATGGGTAAACGAGGTGATAGGAATAAGGACTGTAACTGTTTGGTTTACCTTGTCCTTAACCTTAGCTACTACGAAAGAACCGTCCAGCGTCATTGTGATGTTCTTATGGACAACACCGTCCGAGCTAGTAAGCGTAGGACCTACAGAGCCGCAGCCAGGTACAAACATAGGAGCAGCTGTTACGCCGTATACTACTTCTTTACCATTTAATTCGCTCATTGTTGGCTCGTTTCTGGTTGTGAAGCTGTTTTAGCTGCTGCTTCTTTATCAAGATTTTGACGAGCAGCGGCTTCGTTGTTTACGTTGATGAGCTGCTGATTGAGCTGCTCGAGTTCGCGTTCGATGACATACTTCTGATACTGGAGTTGGCCAGTCTTACCTGCCAATTCATTGTATGCTTGCTTAATCTCATCGAAAGCGCGCGGGATAGGCTGTGCGCTCTGCTTTGCTTTCTTGAGACCTTTAAAAAACTTAGACATTGTTGCTCCTTTGGTTATATTGCAAATGGGTTAAAAATCGCTGTCGGGTATTTAGTGGCTAGGCTCTTGCCTAGCGCTGTGAGGTGCGTAAACGCAATCGGGTACTTAGGTATCAAGGACTTACCGATGCCTTTCTTTCTCCAAGCAGACTTAACATATAGATAATGTACTATCGCGAAGTCACTGCTCATAATACTGTATCCTAGGATAACATCTGGATCTTCTTTAAGACAAGCAATTTTGACTATAGTCCTAGGATTCTTTAAGATTGCTTGGGCTATGCGTTTGTAATTATCCATAAATACTGGCTTAGGGATTAGACTGAACCAAGAATCACCGTAATAAATACCGCGCAGAAACGTAGCTAAAATGAAGTTGGCGTCCTTATCAGTGCCGTCTCGTACTTCGTATAGTCCTTGGAAATCACTCATTGTCGTAAATTACTCCGTACATTTTCTTCATTACGTACTCTAGCTTCTTAATCGTCTTGAACACTGAGTCCCTGTTAACTGTCTTCCTGATCTTGGCCTTCTTTAGAGTAGTCACTATTTCTCTGATGCTAATACCCTCTGCGTGGTATGCCCAGATTGCCTGTTCAAGTTTAGATTCGAAGTTATAGTCATTTAAAAATCTCTCTGCCATAGAGTAGTAAGAAGCCTTGGCCTGCCAGGAGCGTAAAGACTCCTTTAGTGCGAACTTAATGGACCAAGACTTGAGATGGTCTTCATCTGTCTCTATGTCCTCAAAGCCCTTCTTCTTTAATTTAGCGTACCAAACATCCCTAAGTTTTTCGTACTCAGTGCGCGGCTTTCTCGCCATTCTGGTTAGTTGTTTCTTTAGATGCAGTGTCTTCGCTGGGTTTAGCTGCGGCTTGCTGAGCAGCTTGTTTAGACTTAATTTCTTGAAATACTTGTGAAGCAATCTGATTAGCAGCAGACTTTCGCATTCTTACTACGAAGTAATTCTTAGGTAAGGCGCCGTGCCGTGCATCTGCGTGGATTATCATAGAAGCTACTGCAAACGACATAGAATCCCTGTCTGCATAATTGCCCGAGAGTTCGATGATATCATCAGCAAACTTTTCAAATTCTTTAACTCCTACGGGGAGTTTTGAAGGCAGTCTAGAGAGGATTCGTTTTAAGAGAAGCGAGAGTTGTTGTTTCATAATGAGATCTCCTATAGTTACTATATGCTGATTAATAAGCTAATGTCAACACTATTTTGCAAGATTTTTAGTAATACGCGGGATAGCTTCTAATGATACTCCGGCTAATATATTAGTAGTCTCCATGGCATTTTGTAACAAAAGACTAATGTTTTCAGCATCTTGCTCATTACATTCAGCGACTAATTCATCGTGTATCTGACTAACTATTTTACACTCTATGCCTAGGTTCTTACAATCATTATAGAAGCGGATAGCCGCTCTATTGACTAAAGATGCAGCTGTAGACTGAATACGGAAATTACATGCCATATTTAATAGTTTCCTGCCATCGTAAGGTAAATCGCCGTGCGGTAGATTGCCGTATAACTTAGGGATACGCTTAGCTTCAGGTATTCTACGTATGCGTCCGAAATGATTAGTAACGAAGCCTCGTTCTTTCACTAAATCGTGGGCTTCTATCATCATAGTCTTAACGCCAGGGAAACGCTCGAAGTACTTCTCCATGTCTTGAGCAGTATCGTCGATGCTCTTCCCGGTAGTAGGTGCTAGCTGATTAGGAGTAGCTCCATAAGCACTGGCTAAGGCTATTACCTTCGATAGATCACGTAGCTTCTTATACTTAACCCCGAATGCATCTGGAGAGCCGTCCTTCTGAGGAGTACAGTCATACTTATCATATACCTCTTGCCCTACTACTGAATAGAAGTCGCTGTGTCCACTAAATGCATTCATAAGCCTAGGATCTTTACTATAGAATGCGAATGTCCTGGGCTCTAGCTGGCTATAATCAGCTGATACGAATACCTTGCCAGGTCTAGCTACAATACACTCCTTGACTCGCTGATCGTCACGAGGTAGATTCTGCCAGTTAGGGTTACGGCAAGCATACCTGCCCGTCATAGTGCCATGCTGTAGGAAGCTAGGATGTACTACTCCGTACTGTACGCGCTCTTCTATGCCCTCTACATACGTGTTTAACAGTTTCATTTTACGCTGGTATTCTAATAGTCGTTCTATCCACTTATATTTAGGCGCTAGCTTCTTTAACGTAGCCTTATCGCAAGCAATATATCCCCAAGGATCTTTAACCTTCTTAGCTCTTACTGTCTTACCGTTAACCTTGGCTTCTGGCTGATGTACAGCATCTTTAGAATTAGAGCAAATCGCTATAAAGTCTCTCTTAGCAGTAGGTGTATATGGAAGCTTCAATCCTAAGGCCTTGCATACAGTTTTACCGCCTTTGGTAAGTGTACCGAACTCAAGGTTTAGTTGACCAAATAATAGCCATGAGAGCTGCTGGCTAGCTCCTATGTTGAAGGTATTCTTTTTATTAATGCCGGGGTATTTATCTTTGATGTAGGGCGCGATCTCTTGATAGATAAAGTCCTTGGCTTCTAGGCACTCTGCCTCTAGGGTTTTCTTAAGTGCTGTTAGCGCAGTTGTGTCGACTTGAAGGCCTGTAGTATTAAGGTCGTATGTAGGACCTCTAAGCAATGGCATTGACTCTTCATCATAGAAAAACCTATCTAAGCCTTGTTCATAGAGTTCTGGTACTAAATCTGTAAAGAGTTTATAGGTAAGCCATGCGTCTTTAGCACCGTACTTGCCTATTAAATTCGCGTCTGCTTTATAGAGTTCGTACTTATCTTTAGTAAGAGATCCGCCGTTGGCTAGGACTGAGGCTTTCATTTCTTTCTGCTCTTCTGTGCTGTCTTCTCCGTACATAACTGATGCCAGCTCTTTTAGTCCTACTCTGCGGTTCTCATCAAGTAAGTGTGCGAGTATCATCGTATCAGTATGAAGGCTATCTATTAATCTCACCTTGAAGTTAGACTCAGCCATCATACAGTCGAATACACCATTGTGCATAATGAGAGACTTAGTAGCTAATAATTGAATAATATCATGAGTTTGAAGAACTACAGATGTATGCAAAGTATTAAGCTGCCCATTACTCCATTCCTTTAAAACTACATAGTATGCCTTGCCTTCTTCTGCGCATATAGAAAAGCCTATAATCTCATCGCGTTGAGTAAGCCCTGTAGTCTCAGTATCAAATGTAATATACTCAAAGTCTTTAATATAAGCTTTTAACTCTATAAGTCCTTGAACTGTATCAATTACTATTAGTTCTGGCTTCATCGTCTACGCTCTCTTCTACGTGCCGTGACTTATACGGCACTAG